AGATATCGAAAACAACAAAATCAGAACTTTAACCAAAACGGAAATGTGCAGATTGCAAGGTTTCCCGGACAATTGGTTCGATGGTTTTTCAGATGTGACGGCATCTTCGTTGTTGGGTGATGGGTGGACGTTGCCGGTTGTTGAGCATTTTTTCAAACACATCAAATGATTGTGACGGCAACGAAAGGAAAGCAAACGAATTACATCACCGGGTTGACAGACAAACAAGCGGCACGGGCTAAGAAGGGATTGGAACGCGATGGATGGTCGGTTGTAATTGAAAAAGAACCAAAAAAAGTTCAATCAAATTTTTGATTTGTCAAAAAGGAATTAATTTTGTAGGCATAAACGATATGAAAAGTACACATTCAACAAAATTAGAAAGTCGTCAGATTCTGACGTATTATGAAGAAGCACTATTTGAAGGTGCTGAACAGATTTTTATCGAAGGCGGACGCGTAAATTGGAACATCTATTTCCGACCTGATGCCGAATGGATGGACATTGAAATTGAAATAGAAAGCGTTGCGTTGCAATGGGATGTCGATGGTTATCACAAAGAAACGGAACACAAATTCAGCGATGTGAAAATTGAGCAAATTCAGGTTCAGTCATTGGACTTCCAATTCAGTATCAGCGAAATTGAAATTGACTTTAAAGACGAAACATTGGAAATCAAACTATGAAGCATTTTTACATTTATAGACCGACCAAGAACCTTTGTTCTTTTTCAGTTGAAGAAGTTCGTCAGGGGTTTTATTACATTGGCGAATTCGAATCAGAATCAGACGCATTTGAATATTTGCTTCAATTGCATAGAAATCTATGCGAAACGAATAATCAAATCCGGGTGCAACTAAACATCCCGCAACCGATTATGGATTTGGATATATTCAACAACGACATCCTTTGTTGGGCATTCGTTCACGAATTAGAATTGAATGCAGAATTAACTTGGGCAATTAGACAAAAACAATTGAAATGAGACAGACATCAATTAATTGCTATCATCAGATAAAAGCGGAAGGGTTGTTATCTAAACGCAGATTTGAGGTGTACGAAGCCATTTATAGGAATGCACCTTGCACGACGAACGAAGCATTGAGAAATATTTTTTCAGGTTCACACGGGGTCGGTTCAAGGACAACAGAATTGCGTGACCTAGGAGTTATTTATGAACGATGTGTTCGTGAATGCAAAGTGACGGGAAGAAATGTTATTGAATGGGATTTGACAGACAAATTGCCGGTCAAGTCTGAAAAGAAATTGAGTGGAAAAGAACGAAGGAAATTTGATGCGTTGACGGCGTTGCGGAATTATTGGAGAGACAACAAAAATGCTAACGTTGACGAACTGACAAACATTGCTAATCTAATTAAGAAAATATGAACCATTATGGAACATCAGACGGCGGACGCGTTTCAAAATCCGTCATTGATAAAAGAATAAGAATGGCAAAGGCACACGCATTGGAATTGCAATGGAATGAATTCGGCTATAACTTTTGTGTGGACTGCCTGAAATCTTCAGGTGTTTATTTAGATTGCAGTCACACCATCAGCGTTGATGAATGTCAAAAATCCGGTAATTCAGAATTGGCGTGGGAAACATCGAACATTCAGATTCGTTGCCGTAAGTGCCATATAAATCACGACAACAAAACAAAAATAATATGATTACAGAACAGAACGAAAGATTAAGAAACGCGTTAATTTCAACGCAAGAATTTTTGCACAACAAAGGGTTCGGATGGCATTACATCTACAAAATGAACTCACGTGTTCTGAATGAAATGGGATTGGCAAAAGTGCCAACGATTGAGGTGGTCGCAGATTATTTCCTGAAGAAAGAAAGCGTCCAATTAGCATTGAAGGAAATCGGATTTGATACGAACATCTTCGGAATGGTTCAGGCGATGAAGAGCAAAACAAGAAAAAGACCATTCGTTGTTGCACGTCAATGTTTCATTTATTTGGAACGGACGTTGAACGAAACGGGTTATAAGAACATCGGTAAATTGATTGGCGGTCGCGACCATTCAACTTGCATCTATTCATTTGAGGAATGGAGTAAGTTAATGAGCATTTATCCGAACTATTTGAAGATGACAGAAGATTTGAAACAACTAATCCTGAACAAGGATGACAATTCTATGAGTTGGATGGATTTGGAAGAAATGGGAATTGAGGTCAATTAGTTTTAACGCTGAAATAAAATCCCGTTTTAATGGAATTTATTGAATGTTAAAACAAACGGAAAGTTCAATCGGATGTTCAACTTCCTGAACGTAATTTCCGCCAAGACCTTTTTTGAATTGATGGGGGTTCAATGCTGATTGTGTTGAATCCCAATCTTTGAAGTAATTCAGATAATACGGAATAATATCCGCGAACAATTTTCGGTTCGGACTATTCATTAACTTGCTTTTCATTGAATCCAAATCTTTTCTAACATATGACATATGATGCATTAGCAATTCAGACTTGTCGAATAAATGAAACTTGGCTTGGCTGATGACGCGTGTCGGGTCAACGACAACCGGGAAAGGATGAAGGTGTTTGTGTTTGTGTTCGGTTATCCTGAAGATGAAAGGTACGAATTGTCGATGTGCGACAATCTGATATTTGGACGAATGAAAGTAATTCACTAATTCACACGCGGTTGATTCAAATCCTTTTTCTATTATTAAGTTCTTTGCGTTTACGAATTGGTCGTGGTGATAGAATTCGTCACAATCAATTGACATAAAATGGCTGCAACCATTCTTTCGGGCATAGTGCAATCCTAAATTCCTTTTGTTTGTTTCGTTGATTGCCGGACGAACATCGTTTGGTTCAAACAAAACAATGTCATCGCATAGGTGGGCAACGTCATCAAACTTGTGTACTTTTCTATTCCCTACATTTGACGTGTTCTGATAGGTCAGGACGATATAATCAGCAACCATTCGCATTCTATTCATTGAATCAATTAACAATTCTTCACCATTGAACACATTGAATGCAACACCTAATTTCATAAATGCAAATATCAACTAACTTTGAAAAGTTGAAAATTGCAGATGCTTATTCTGATGAAGGGTTGATGCGTTACGCGTTGAAACTAACCGGCAACAAATTTGACGCGGATGAATTAATTTCCAAATGCGTTGAACAATGTTTGATTCGACGGGATAAAATCCGAAAGGTTCAGGCGGACGGAAAGTTTCGAAATTATTTCATCGTGATGCTAAAGTTTCAATTCCTAAAATCGCAACGCAACAAACGCCAATTCGAACCGATTGAAAACATTCAGATTGCAGCACCTAATCAACAAACAGACGACATTGAAGAAAAGGTCAACGACACATTATCCCGGATGCATTTCTATTCGCGTGGATTGTTGGAATTATACAAGACAGACACCTATCGCGGTATCGCCGCCAAAACTCAAATAAATTATATGTCAGTAGCAAACGGAATAAACGCCGCAAAGGCAGAATTCAAAAAAATCTATAAACCAATGAAAATATTTTTGGCAATCCCGAATCTTTCAGGCGTGGAATATCACCGGTTAATTGTGCCGATGGTAACGTTCGCGAAACAATACGGAAGTGACGTGAAGATTATGCCGGTCAACGCAAGTGAAAATGAAAAAGACCAATGGATTGATAGATTACCGAAGGACACGACGCACGTGATATTCAACAGAAACATTTCGCCGAACATCTTCAGACCTGAACAAGCGTTGATGAAGATAAAAGAACGAACGAACGGGAAATGTAAAATCATTTGTGACGTGGATGACTATTGGTATCTTCCGAAGAATCACATCCTTTGGGATTACTACGATAAATTGAACCTTTCAAAATGTATTCGTTCAAATATCGAAATGGCTGATGTAGTTTGGTGTACTACAAAAGAATTGAAGGATGAAATCAAATCAATCAATCAGAATGTTCACATCGTTCGTAATTGCTTGGACACGTCGGAAGAAATGTGGAATGGCGACCGGGCGAATAAGGCGTTTGATAAATTCCTTTATGCCGGTGGAACAACACATCAACACGACTTGAAACTGATGCGTGGTGCGTTGAAGAATGTTGACTTCACAATCAAGGGAACTAATAAACAGATGCGGAAATGGCAACGAAAGTATTTTCCGAATGCAAAAAGATTGCCGTTTAGCGACTTGACATCGTATGGTGACATCTATCGGGATTATGGAATAGTCCTTGCTCCGTTGGAAAATAACAAATTCAACAACCTGAAATCAGAGTTGAAAATAATCGAAGCCGGGACGTTTGGACGATGCGTGTTGGTCTCTGATTGCCATCCGTACAAGAATCACATAAAACACCTGAAGAACGGAATCAGGGTGAAGGATGGCGAGTGGCACAAATGGATTAATTGGATAAAAGGCAACCACGACGCACAACGTGAATTCGGAAATGCGTTGAAAGATTACGTGGTTAAGAATTACAAATTGAACAATGAAAACAAAATCAGATTCGACACAATGTGATTGAAACTATGGAATTAACTGAAAACCTAATTAGCAAAATAAAACAATTCATCAAGACGGATGAAGTGCATTTGGATTTGAACGAGTTGAGGGAATTGCAGAAGTATTGCCGAAGGACATTCAAATTTAGCGTGGACATTAATTGCAACGATTGCGTTGCTCGTCATATCAGACGTGTCGCAAAACATTTAGAAATTGATTAAATTTGCGAAGGTATGAACATTCAGCAATACAGAATCACGGCAACCGACGGAAGGAAAACCATCGAATCAGTTGTCATCGGAAACGACAAACAAACACGATTGAAACGCGTGTGCCGAAACAACAAAATCCCTAAAACACAATGGGAATCGTTCAACATCCTAACTGAAGAAAAACAATGAGTAAATCAAAGGACATACTAATCGAAGAAATTCAGAAGATTGACCCGGAGTGGACACGTGAAGAAATCAGCGATGTCATCAACAACGAACCAATCTTCGATGCGGCAAACAACGCAATCAAACGTCACGCAAAGGAAATGATTGAGAAAATCGCTGAAACAAATCCCGAAATAAAAAAGGCATTAGATGAATTACATCAAGACTAAAGACATAAAACCAAACCCGAATAATCCGCGAATCATTAAGGATGACAAATTCAACAAATTGGTTCAGTCAATAAAGGATTTTCCCGAAATGTTGGAATTGCGACCAATCGTTGTTGATTCTGAAATGATGGTGTTGGGTGGCAATATGCGGTTGAAGGCATTGAATGAATTGGGTGTGAAGGAAGTCCCGGTATTGATTGCCGATGAATTAACAGATGAACAGAAACGTCAATTCATAATTAAGGACAACGTCGGATTCGGTGAATGGGATTGGGATGCTTTGGCTAATGAGTGGGATAATACCCAACTTGGCGAATGGGGTTTAGATGTTTGGCAACCAGAAGAGGACGTTGATTATTCAATTTTAGATGATGAAGATTTGAGTAATGAGCTTTCCGATATGACTAATGGTGTAAAGAAAGCTATTCAAATTGAATTTGAAGCTGAACATTACGAGGAGGCATTTGAATTAGTGAAATTCTGGAGAGAACAAGGAGCTTACGTTGGTGGGATGATAATAGAATACTTGAAAGCCGAAAAGAATAAATTATGAGGTGTTTAGTTTGCATACCAAGCAAAAACAGACCTAAAAATATTAAAAAATTTGTTGAGCCATTTATGAAAAGATTAGGTTTAGATTACAAAATATTTGTAGAGCCTCAAGACCTTAAATCTTACAATTTTAAAAATGTCGTTTCTTTAGATTCAAATAACAAAGGCTTAGGATATTCAATGTCACAAGCTAAAAAATATTGTATAGAGAATGGTTATGATATTTGCTTTAAAATAGATGATGATGTTGTTGCAATAGGCGATATAGAAAAAGATATAAATAAAATTCTTGACGCATTTAAAATAAAGAAAATTGGGGCAGTTGTTTTTCCGTATGATTTTGAATTTTATGCTAAAACAAATAAATTATTTACAAGGGTTAATAAATTCGTGCAAACTTGCTATTTAATTAGAACAGAAATATTTAATCCTCAACAAGAAGTTTCTACATTTGAGGACTTTTATCAGTTTTTAAACCTAATTTCAAAAGGATATAATACTTTGTATTGTTCAAGACATTTAATAAAATGTAATGCAGTTGGGTCTGGTAATGGTGGGCTACAAGATTTTGATAGGTCTGAAATGGCATTAAAGGAAATAAATATATTTAAAAGTATTGACCCTACAATAGAAGTAATTAGTAAGCCGAACAAACCTTGGAAATATGAGCCAAAATTTACAGATAAAAAATATAGAAGTAAACATATATGAAAAGAATAGATTTAGTACAAGTACAGCATAATAGAAAAATAGGGGATGTATGTGAATACATAGAACCTAACGTAACTGAGGATTGTATTTTCTATGCAGATGGAGAGGCAATAGGTTTTTATATGACAAAGATGCCAGAAAAGATGTGCAAACTTGCTGATTTAGCAAACGCTGAGTTTAATAGTAAAAACGTACCTAAAGCAGAAATGAGTAGAGGTCCTCAAGGAAGTAAGAAAGACAAGGCAGAAAGAGCAAAAGCTGGTATTAAATTAGTAACTCAAATGAGTGCAATATTAGGCAGCGTTCCACCTAAACCACATATGAGGCGACCATACCCAACAAGGTCAAGCGTTCATTCTGTTAAGTCTGCAAACACCTTTATAAAAGCTATGTTATTATTAGCCAAAGAAAGTGAGCAGCTAATTAAAGATATATTGCCAAAACAATACAAAAATCAATTAGATTTATTTGAAGATGTACCAAAGGAATGGAGGTTTGCAAATCTATTTACAAGCTCAATTAGTAATTATAATATATCAGCTCCGTTTCATAGAGATACTGGCAATATAAAAGGGGCAGTTAATGTAATAATATGCAAGAAGCACAATTCAAAGGGAGGAGATTTACATATACCAGATTACAATGCCACAATAGGTCAGCAAGATAATTCAATATTAGTGTATCCAGCTTGGAGGAATGTTCACGGAGTTACGCCAATAATACCCACTTATGAGGGTGGTTATAGAAATAGTTTAATTTTTTACCCATTAAAAGCGTTTAAAGGTTTATGACCCAACAAAATCCAACAACTAAAAAGGCAATGATACAAGCCTTAGAAAAGTCATTAGGAGTTGTTACCTCTGCTTGTAAGGCAGTAGGAATAAATAGGTCAACTCACTACGAATGGTTAAAGACTGACGAGGAGTATAAAAGAGAGGTTGAGAGTATAGAGGATATAGCTTTAGACTTTGCAGAGAGCCAACTACATAAGCAAATAAAAGACGGTAATACTGCTGGTACTATTTTTTACCTAAAGACAAAAGGCAAGAAACGCGGCTATGTAGAACGTCAGGAGATAGAACATTCAGGCAACGATATTCAAATCAAAATAGTTGAATGAAATCAGCACAACTAAGGTCTTTAAACATCTACGAGATAGCAACA